TATTGATAGCCGGATCGACGGTCAGGCCAAATTTATCGGATTTGGCCAGCAGCTCTTTCAGGCGGTTTCCTTCCCGCATCAGTGACAGTGTTTCAGGGGTAAGCCCCAGCGCATCCGCCACGGTTTTTTGCATCTCCGGACGCAAACCGGAAAAAATTCGGGCGATGGACTCGATGGTTTTCAGTACATCAACGGTGCCATTTTTGTTTTTAACGATCTGCGCGCCAATCTGGGACATGACCGCCAGCACACCCGAGTTATTCCCGGCGGCGGCATCGTTGAAGGTTTTAAATAGTCCCTCAACCGACGTATGTGCCGCCTGGCTGTCAGCGCCGAGTATCTGCATGGCACCGGAAAGGCGTGAAAAATCATCGACGCGCATCCCGGCATTTTTAGCGGAAATATCCAGATCGTAGGCATTACGGGCTGCCTGCTTAAGCGCATCGGCGGCGGCCATACCGCCTTTCGCCAGGCCATAGGCGGCGGCACCGGCCAGCCCAAACCGGCCTGCCGTGCCACCAAATTTAAGACCAAGCTCCCCTACCATTTTCAGCGGGGGAACTATATCGCCAATAAACTGAACATTGTCCCGCGCGGCGCGGGACATGTTCGACAGGCGGCTGGTCAGCCCATCCAGTTTATCATCGGATTCCTGGCCGCCGAATTTGAGTCCCTGCCGGGTTTGCTCAATCTGAGGATTAAGCTTCTTTAGCGCTTCATCAATACGGATGATGGTCGCTGTGGCCTTATCCCCGGCAATCAGTTCAAAATCAAACGCGTTACTCATCAGCAGGTTTCCGTCTTATCTGGTTAATACGCTTCGCCTGATTCACCCACCACATCAGACGATCGAGCGTCATCCCCCACGCCCGTTCATCTGACCAGCCAAAATAAGCCGTTATGTCTGCGGCTCGTTCTTGCCAGAGGGTGAGGATCTCCAGGTCAAAAAACCCAGGAGATAGTCCTCGCACTTCCGGTAATCAATAAAATCCATTTTTTGCAACACAGTTTCAGGAATGCCGCCGGAAGTCAGCGCGATCAGTAAGCGCATGGCGGCAAGAGAGGATTTTGCCGCCTGCTTTTCGTAGAACTGTTCAGCCTGGGAAAGCGTGGGCGCCCGCAACGTCAGCGATTCATAAAGAATCTTCTGATTAGTGTCTTCGAAGGGGACATCCAGGGGGATTTCTTTAAGTCGTTCAATCTCGGCCATGATCAGCTCTCCGTAACATCTGCGCCTTCCCAGCGCACATCAAAGGTTGCTTCTTCACTTTCAACTTCCTGCGCGTTGACCGTCCAGAGCCCCCTGCCAATGATTGTCTTGCCGTTGGCCAGTTCGGCAATCACGTTGACGTTAGTCTGCCCGTTGAAGCCGGAAACCGATGTTCCCCCGGCGTCGCGGAGCTGGCACGAGATATAGCCTGGTATTGGCTTTTCTTTATAACCGTGAACACCATCCATCCCCGTCTGCGTGGTGCGCTCCACTTTTGATGGTCGATATTTAAATTGTCCGACAACCATAACTGTCACCCCATCGACGGTGACATAGGCGGTTCCGGCATTGCGGTTTGAAGTATCTCCGGCCATGGTTATGCTCCTGTGCTCGCCTGGAGGCGGAACTGGTTAAGCAGCGCGAAGATGCGCAACTGATTGATGAGTGTCCCGGTCCACAGGACATCGACGCGGTTCGGGTTACTGGCGTTTTGTTCCACGATAAGCCCGGCGGCAAACCCCGCGGAATCCTGGACGTAACCCTGGTACTCCAGCGTCTGGTACTGGGCAATCTGATCCGCGCGGATGATATTGGGCGTGACGATCGCAGCGCCCGGCGCAAATCGCGTACCGTTGGCGGCCAGTTTCATACGGCCAAAACGGCTGGTGACCTGTGTGCGCAGGAAACGAACCACGAAAGCAAGAGTGAACAGCGTTTCGACCTGCAGATAGCTGTCGTCCTCGTCGCCATAGCTGTTTTTCTGATACGTGGTGATCAGGTTTTCAATGCGGACCGTACCATCATCATCCACCGTGAACGTTGAAATGCCGCTGTACAGCAGATTATTACGCTCCGTAAGTTCAAACCGGTCTTCCAGCGCCGGAGCCAGTACACCGGAAATCGCCAGGCTTTGCAGGGGGCGACCTGGATCATTACGCAGGCTGACGGCTGCCGCGCCGGTGTAACCTGCCGACCAGACCCACGGGGGAGATGGCGACTTGTTCACGCCCATCATGGTTTCATGCTGGTTATTACGCGATTCCCCCTTCGTCCCCAGCGTCGCATAGGTGCCGGTTGTTGTGGTAAACGTGTGTCCATAGAGTTGTTTCTCCCAGGACCAGCGACCGCCGCTGTCGGACAAAAACGCTTTCAGTGCATCAAGGGAGGTGGTGTCATCGTAGGCGCTGACGATGAAGTCAAATGCCCGGTCCTGAAGGTTAGCCAGCGCACCGGTAATATCCGGCGCACCGGCACCACCGGCCATCGGGGTGATCGTCAAAACGAGACCAGCCGGAGTGGCTTCACCACCCGGAGTACCTTCAAAATTCAGGCGGATATCAATGCTGTTACCCTGTGAACCAAGGTTTTTCGCCAGCAGCGTAATGGTGTCGGTCGCCACTGTGGCAGTAACGGGCAGCGATGTTTTGGCATTGATCGCCGCCGCCAGCGAAGTGGCAATGCCTGCGACCGTGTCTGTCGCCACAACGGTCAACTGAACACGAATACCTGCGATATAGAGCGAAATAACCCCGGTATCCGTTGGCGCGCTGGCAACTTTAATCGTGCCATGCGCCGCAACCATTGACTCCGAATCTTCCTCCAGCGGCAGGATCCAGATTTCGGCGGCTGAGTCATTGGCCTGATACCCCGTCATCATGGCGTGCAGGAGGCTGCCCTTCCCGGCCAGTTCGCCGACGGTATTGGGCGATGACACCCGTTCCGGAATGCCTGCGGTCGCCGTACCGGCGGGCAACATACCGCCAATAAGTAACGTCCGCTGCGTCGCGGTCGCCGTGTTTGCCATTGAATTATCAAACTCGACGTAAAACAAAGGGGCGCGTATGTTATTGGGTACACGTGCAAACGGGACTGTCATTCTGTGCCTCCCTCATTTTTAGCTGTCGTTGACTTTGCCGTGACCACAGAGGTGGTTACAGGTTTTTCAGTGATGGAAACATCACCATCACGCACCCGGCGGCGCCAGAAAATAGTGTCCGGGACTTCCGCGCCCTCTGCGGGCAAAGGGGAGCCCTTGACGGGATCGCGAACGCTGAGCCCGTCTTTCGGTTTTACAAACATGGGTTACTCCTGAAGGTTAATATTTGCGCCGGGCACGGGTGTGCCGTCGGGCATCTGAACCCGAATATCGATGCCCTCAAGCGGCACGGATTCAACCGGATAAAAATCCTCTGGCCCCTGGTAATATTCGATGTCGATTTCATAAAGAAGCTGGCCGAGGTGCGCTTCTCCACCGGCACCGACATTGATGGTTGAACGGATTTCGCGGAACTGCTGAATGACCCGTGTCAGTTCATAGCTGTTAACGACAGCCCGATCGATTTGCTCGCGCAGGGCTTCAAGCGCCAGTTCGGCTTCCAGCGCGCCATCGTCAGCAGTTTCACCGTCATATTCCTGAAGGCGGCCGGAAATACGAACCGTGGTTATAGTGGTAAAAGCAGGAGTATTACGCCCCTGCGAATGTTTGTGATCAAAAGGAGTCTGCACCAGCAGGCACGGGTATAAATCGCGGTTAGTGGGAAAGTCGCGGGGGGAAAATACATTTTCTCCGGCGCTGGTCTTTCCCTTCAGCGCATCCACCACCAGCTGACGAACATGGGCTGCATTCATTTTGCCTTCACTATCTTCAGAACCAGTTTCATGCCGCCGTGGCTGTCCGGCTGAACATCAGCAATATTAAAGAGCTGATTCACCGCGACGCCGCCGACAATCTGAATAAAGACGCGATCCCCCTGTACCGGCATCGAATGCCCGGAAAACTCAGCATCACGCACACCGAGCACCGGGTTTGTGGTGTTGATTTCCGCACTGCCATCAAGGTCTTCAGACGCCTGAACGTAGCCGCGATCAAAAACCCCGTTCACAGGGAACGGGGCTCCATTTTTTGGCCGGTATTCATGTTCATCGCCAAAGACATGATGCAGCGGGGCGAGAAGGTGCTCATCCCAGTTGACGCCCATACCTTACTCCGATGTCACGCTGACCGAAGGCTGGGCGGAGAGAACGCGCTGGCGAAGCTGCTCAATATCACCGATAACACCGGCTTTGAGCAGCCGCGCAGCATCAGCACCTGTTACCGGAATAGTCATGTTTTCACGATAAATTTCACCGTCATGACGAATATGGTTACCTTTCAGGACAACATATTCAGGTCCTTCGTCATGGCTGCTTTCCCCGGTATCTTCTTCGCCTTCATCAGGGTTCAGAGCATCCTCCGTGGTGGCAGGTCCCGGTGCCGCCCCTTCCGCGTTCAGGTCCTGCTGTACACCCTCAGCGTTCAGGTCCAGTGTCGCCCCTTCCGCGTTCAGATCGGCTGTGTCTGCCTTAGTCGTATCGGTTTTAGCCATGTCACACCACCGTTGCGCAGAGAGAAGCGTTTACCCGGCTCGGGATAACCAGCGGCGCAGACTGCATCATCAGTAAGCGCTGTGCCGGATCTTCTTTCACCCAGGTTTTTGGAGCGAAAGCGAGGGGGCCGTAATTGAATGCCGGATCGAGAATAACGCCAAAAGCGCGCGTCCCCATCAAATCGGCACAACTCATGAGAACGGCACCATCCGGGATCAGTGGCTTTTCAACGCCATCAGCGGGGTCAACTGCCCAGTCGTTATACAGCCAGAGGTCAAAGTTACCCCAGCGTCCCTTATAGACGGCACCTTTCTGAATTTGCGCGCCAGCATTGATCTGGTTGCCAAACGGACTCAGGGCCGGAAAGGTGATGGCGTTGTCCTTGATCGTGGTATCCAGCCGGAATGCACGCCAGGCCGAGTTGGTGAATACCAGATCTGTCGGAACTGCACCGGATTCTTTCAGAAACTGCGTTTGCCAGACTTCAATGTCATCAGATGGCTGAGTGTTGGTAGCACCAGAGGCAACCGTCAACGGCCATTTATCAGACCCACTGAGGGTAATAGTCAGATCTGCAGATCGACCAAAATCCACTACCTTGGTTTCATACCCTTCACCGGAAACAGTGACCGTACCTGATACCAGTGCGCTGGCCGCCATCCATTCCAGTCGGCGGTTAATCATGTCGATCTGGTCCGCCATCTCGAACTGAAGATTCAGCATCTCGCGTTCGGCAGCGGTATATTCGCCACCAATACGTTCACCAATCTGGCGGCGAATGGGTTTACGCAGATCAGGCGCACGCTTATCTTTGATGTAAGCCGGTTTGAAGGTATTGGTCTGGTATTTGCGTGATTCAACCAGTTTACCTTCCACCAGCGGGGACACGAATGGCGCCATACGGCGGACACCCACATCCACATCAATCGCAACTTCTTCCGTTTCGTAGGTCACTACGTTGGGGAAAAATTTGTCCAGCAACCAGTTCTGGCTGAGTTTCAGGTTAGGAACCACCTGTACCAGCACGCTGGTATCGAAAATGTTATTCATATGCGATCTCTTGATGATGCCGGTTATCACACCGGCATAAATTTAAAATGAGCGCAGCCCTGCCGCATGCGGCAAAAGGTAAGCGGAGAGTCAGTGTGGAAAAATCAGGAGGTGGCCACGGGGGCCGGGATACTGCCACGCAGGAAAATAGCCAGAGGACGTAAGGCCACTTTCATTTGTGCGATCGTCCAGGAATTATCGATGGTAACGTAATTCTGGTTGAATTCACCCATCAGATACACACCGCCGGTCTGGTCAGAGGTTGATGCGTCAACGTCATCCACCAGAATGGCTACTGGTGTTTGGCTGCCATCGGTCGCTGTTTTAACGCAATGCGTATATTTACCACTGGCGGTGATCGCCCCCAGGACGGTCCCACGCTTGTACGGGCCGCCGGTAATTGTCACGCTGTCAGTCACTAACTGAAGTGTGCCGGCGATAAGCTGATCTGGCACGAACAACGAACTGTTCATGCCCGGCACAAACGGGTTTGTTCCAAACTGATCCATTATTTACCCCCTGCGGCACCACGGCCGGTTGCACTGTCATAAAGGCCCATCATCTGTGTTGCCAGGCCTGCGTTACTGCCGGTTTTCTGAGTGCCATCTTTGCCCAGGCGGACCTGTTCGGCATCCTGCATGCGCTCATCAAGAGAACGGCGACCGTTGCCCTGCGGCTGTTGAGGGCGATTGCTCCGCAGTACATCAACGGCAGCGGCGGAACTCATGCCGGTATTGAATGCCAGCGATGCGGCCAGCGCGACATTGTTCACCGCGTACTTACTGCCGAAAATACGGGCGCAACGACGGCGCTCAGCCTGACGCGCCTGGCGGCTGGCTTTGTCGTCTTTGCGATTATCGCCGTCGTCGTCTTCCGGATCAGTGTCGTCGTCGTCTTCAGCATCAACGTCGTCATCGTCGTCTTCGGCATCGTCCTTGCGGTCATCTTCTTCAGCATCAACGTCGTCGCCGTCGTCTTCGGCATCGTCCTTGCGGTCATCGTCTTCAGCACGACTTTTTGCCTTACGGGCTTTTCTGGATTTTTCCTCATCCTCTTCTGCTGCGCGCACGCCGCCAAAGAAGTGAGCAAAATTAAACGGTTTAGCTTTAGCCATATCAGGCTCCTGTTAATTTCAGTAAATTTCGAAACGCCGCGTCGGGCGTCATGACCATATCTGCCAGCCCCAGCGCGACGCCATCCGAAGCCATAAAGCAGGCCGCTTCGGTGTCACGCACTACCTTTTCTTTCATCCCACGGTTTCGGGCGACCGTACTGACAAACAATTCCCCCATCGCATTGATATCGTGCTGAATAGCGGCAAACGCGGTATCTGACAGCGGCTGATAGGGATTAGACTCGGCTTTACGGTCACCGAACGTGATGATCGTGACAGCCACCCCGGCATTTTTAATCTGTTGTGACCAGTCAACGTGCATCGTGATCACCCCAACTGACCCCACCCCACCGGTTCGCGGAACGCAAATACAGTCGGCGGCGCTCGCAATGGCATACGCCGCGGAATAGGCGCTTTCCGTGAGAATGGCGTGAATGGGTTTCGGCCCGCGGGAGTTGTAAATCACATCCACCAGATCAAAACACCCGGCCACCTCTCCGCCGGGCGAATCGATATCCAGGCAGATGGCTTCCACTTCAGGGTCATTTAACGCGGTTAAAAACGCCTGGCGGATCCCGTTATAGCCCGTCATGCCGCTGTACGGTCGCAGGCTCCCCAGTTTCTGCACCAGCGTCCCCTGAATGGTGATAACGGCCACCCCTGAAACATTGTCATAACCGGGATCAGAACGGGTTTCCCGCTGGCTGCTCCAGTCGTAGCCGTCGTCATCCTCCATCGCAAAATTTGACTCAATCCGGGTGATGCCCAGCCGGTCGGCCAGCGCTGCCATCACGACTTCGGCCTTTTTGGGATGGATGGCCAGCGGCGTGTTAAACAGCCGCTGCGCTAAATACGGCAGATTCATTTTTCCTCCGGATCGGTAATTGTCTGGCTGGCGAACTTATCCGCCTGCGCCCAGCTTGGGAGCGGAAGCCCCCGTTTGAGGCATGATTCGATTTCGCGCTGGCGCTGATCAAGGACTTCTTCCCAGTCTTCCCCGACGTTTTCCCCGACCTCAATTTCAAGCGTGGAAAGCCCGGCATCCAGACCAAGAATGGCCCCTTTTTTCTCTGCAACCGGATCCACCCACCCTCGACCCGGCCCCATCCAGCGGGCGCGGGAGTAGGCTGCACGGGCATCAACGAAATCAGGTGCGCCAGCAGGCAGCGGCAGATCTTCGTTATCGTGAACCTCTTCGACAAAAGCGGTAAGCACCGGCTGCGCCGTCCCCATGGAAAAATCATCACGGCGACGCGTCAGTGTTTTCCAGGCTTCAAGCAGGGAAGAACGCGCGGAACTGTAGTTAACGTCAGACCAGTCCTGCGTCACCTGCTGTGGAGACAACCCGGTTCCTGATGAGAAATTACGCAGGACCGCAGATTCAAACACTTCAAAATTGCTGTAAGGGCGCGCGGCATTGACCGTCGTAATTTTTTCACCGGGGTACAGAATGGGCATACGGGCACCGTTCTGAAGTGTCAGCCGCCGATCATTGTGAAATTCTATGCGCCCGTCCTGGTAGGCCCCCAGGCTGCTGTCATCAAAGCTTTCCCCCATGGCAGCCTGCACCATTTCAGAGTCGTAAGGCGACTCGATATAGGCGGCGAAAATGGCATTAAGGATCGCCGCTTCCAGCTCGCTCTGGTCATATTTGACCAGCATTTTCAGGCGCTGAACCACAGGCGTCAGAATGCCGTTTCCCCTGTGTTGCGCACCACGTTCATGGTCAAAATCATGCACAACGTGTGGGCGACCCCAGGCGGTTTCGCGCGGAATACGGCGCCACGTCAGCGTTTTTGCACCACTCCACCAGTCACCAATATGGGCCTCGCGGATGTGATAGGCGATCGGCGCGCCGTCAGCGTCAATCTCAACGCCACCACGAATATTCGGCAGGTCAAAATTCTGCTGCGGGTTACTGAGCCTGTCAGGATCAACCACCTGTACGGTAGTGGCATATCTGCCCCGGCCGCGTCCAAGCCTGTCGGTGCGGTACTGCAACACCAGCAAAGCATCGCCATCGATGAGCTTGTGGCGAAACGCCAGGCGCAACATCTGCGGAACAGTGAGCTTGCGCTCCACATCGCAATAACGCCCCGTGTCATAAGCCCAGGTTCGCCAGTGCGCCTCCAGCGCCTTGCCGTATTCTTCCGCCCAGGTTGAATCGAAGGTTTTTTTCCCGGTCATCATTCTGAGCACGCGATAATCGGGCTTCATGATCGGGCGAAAATTGGCCCCGACGGCATTATCAAGCAGGCGGGTTACTGCGCCGCTGGCCCAGCCATCGTTGCGCACCAGGTCGCGCGCGCGGGCAACGATGCGATCCCGGTAAATATTGATTTCGTTGTCAGGCGACCACAACGCAGGCTGCCAGTTTGCCAGCTGATCGCTGAACGAATCGGCGGCGTCATACGGAACACGGCCACCACTGGTGAGCATGGAGGGGCGGCTCTGCCGGAAAGGTGTCCCGTCCGGCCCGAGAATTTGCACTTTGTTCATCAGAATCTGAACCTCACAGGTTTTCTCGGACGGGCCACAATGCCAAGCTGCGCCTGAAGCAACTGTATCAATGCCAGCAGATCGGCAAGGGAACTTTGCTGATAAGAGACCGAGCGGGTGCCGTCTCCCTGTGAGTAGGAAAACGAAACACCGCGGCTGCCGGTCGTTAAATCGATATACGCCTGCTGGGCTTTCGCCAGCGCATCCCTGAGTTGCTCATCCGTCATCGCGCCCGCAAGTAAACTGGTGTTCCGGTTAAACATGGTGATCCTTATTTCGGCAGGAGGTTTGACAGTCTTTTCCGCTTCGGCGTTGTTGTTTCCTCAATGACAACACCAGGAAGCTCGTAGCTGATTTTTTCTTCAGGTGCAGCCGGAGGTGGCTGCAACCTGTCCGGGTTCGCTTCGAGATTGGCGGCACGGACGTTCAGTTTCAGCCCCATGTGCATGAGCCCGCACAGCGCGGCATACCCATAGACCCGGCAGTCCAGCGCCTCATTCGCGCGGCCTGGGATCTGTTCCCACACACTGAACCGCTGCCCGGCAACAACCTTGTAGACGAGTCGCTCCGCCAGAAGCTGGTTGAAATAGCCGACATCACGATCGTCAGGGAAATGCATATATCCCGGCGCCGGTTCATCCTGTTTGGGTGGTTCAAGATGCAATCTGCCGCGCACAACATCCTTGGCGGCGTTGACGCCGATGATGATTGGCCGGTACTGCGCCTTGCTTTTTGACGAGGGTCGTTTGGTCGGCCAGACGGGATTGCGTTTGCCGCCCTGGGCAGACTCCCCCTTTACAGCCCAGATGCGACGGGCAAGGCGTTCTTTCGCGAACTCGTAAACTTTCTGGGTATGGTGACCACCGGAGTCATGGCAGGCCGCCATGATGGTCAGTCCCCTGCCATCGTTCCGGCGCCAGACCTGTTTCAGATACGCGTCAAGCCGTTTCCACGGTTCATCGGTCTCCAGATCCCCGTAAATAACATCGTGCGCCACCGACCAGGATTCTTCGTTTTTCCCCCAGCCAATCACCTCGATTTCGAAACGATCATCCTGGGTATCAATCCCGGCGGTGAGCACAGCCACCCTGTCATGCACCGGCACAGGAAAGACTTCCCGGCGCGCCAGTAAGATATCGACAGGAAGCTGCTTGCCGTGGTTTGGCCGGTGAGGCAGCCCCATCTGGGTATTCCACCAGGCCTGTTCTTTGTCCGGATCCCCCTTCGCTTTGATGTACTTCTCCGCGATGTCGGATGGTTTATCTTTCTGCCACGGGCTGAACAGCTTTGATGCCTGATAACCGGCATGGGTATTTTCAACGGCTTCGCGACCGCAGACCGGGCAGATGGCCCGGTAAACGGCATGCCGATCAGATTCGGACCAGCGCCAGACGGTATCAACACTGCCCTCATCCTCTGCCCGCCAGGCGTTGTCATAATCCATCAGCGGGGAATGCCGCTCTCCGCAACATTCAAACGCCTTTGTCTGATGCCAGCGGATGGTATGTAACGCGCGCAGCCGCTGACCTTCTGACCAGCCAGCCCCGCAACACTCGCAGTGGATCATGGCTGATTTGGTGAGGTGCTTATCACCCTCTTTTGGCCACTGGACGTGTTTAAAAAAATCCAGGAACTGCCGGTGCCCGCAGTGCGGACACACCACGGATGCCCGGCGCTGATCAGAGTCGGCGTAGCTGTCCGCAATCCGGCTTTCATCTTCCACCGTCGGTGAGCAGGCACGGACAGATAACCAGGTCAGACCAAACGTTGCCGTTCGTTCTTCTGCCAGCGCAATAGGATCGCCCTCGCGCGTTATCGGGTATTTGTCCACCTCATCCGCCAGCAGAATTCGAATCGGCCGCCGCGCAAGGTTGTCCGGACTACCGGCACCTGCCAGCGCAAGAAATCCGCCAGTGAAGGATTTATAAAGAATGGTTTCCTTGGAGCTTTTCTGTTTTGAGTCGCCAATGATGTTGCGCAGAACGGGCGTTACGCGCACCAGCGGGCTGATACGCTCTTTTGAAAACTGCTCTGCCGCTTCCTCTTTCGGTTGCAGCAGCAATATCGGACACGGATCGAGATGCGCGAAATACCCGAAGAGGTTTTCCAGCAATGCGGTTTTCATTAACTGGGTGCAGCACATCACCGTGATGATGTGAACACCGGATTCAGTCGCCGCCAGCATCGGCCCCCTGGCGATCTCAACAGTAGATGTTTCCCAGTTCCCCGAGGTACTTCCCGCCTCTTTTGCCAGTTTGCGGTAATCATCGGCCCATTGCGGCACGCTGATCCTGGGTGGTGGCGTCCAGCCTTTCCGCGCACTCAGTTGCAGGCGATCAATCTTCTGCTGGCTTAAACTCTGGCTCTCCGAGGACTGAGATATGTTTGTGGACATGTTCAATCAGCACCTCTGTCATCCTGTCCGCCGGTACATCCAGATCAGCAGCCATGAGCGGAGCCACCCTGGACGGCCAGTTAAGCCAGGCATCACGCTGTTGGCGAAAGGCGTTGAAAAGAACCTCCTCGGCGACAGTCATTTCAATAAGCTGACCATCTTTTTGCTGAAACTCTAGTTTTGTGAGCAACGCAAGATAGTTCTCACGTATCCGCGCCGCTTCTTCTCTCGGAAGATTGGCACCTTCCGTGATCATTATCTGCTGTACGATTTTATCAATGTCGTCCCCGCCATCTTCTCCGATGACCGGCACTTTGTTTTTCTTCGCGTTCGAGACGCGGGGATCCTTTCCGTCGCGATTTTTTTTGAGTGCTGCATCGCTGGCTTCGACATCAATCAGGTCACCGTCCATCACAATGAACCTGCCCGCTTTGATCCAGCGTCCAATGGTTTTGCGATCAACGCCGGAATGCTGTGCGTACTGGCTCTGGTTCATCGTGGTCATGGGACATCACCTGGGACATTTTCAGGGGTGGGACATTCACCTGGGACATTTTTGCAATGTCCCACCTAAATGTCCCACCGGAATAAACAGGAATAATCAGCACTGGTGCGGCGTTCGTGGCGATCATCACAGGTGGGACATGGGACACAAATCCGAAACCTGTAGCTAGGAAAACAACGCGG